ACCGTCGCGGGCAACGCCATCACGGCGTGCGTGCTCAGCTAGGAGGAAAGCGAAGATGCAGCAGCAGCAAAAGAAGGGCCTCTACTGGATCGACGGGATGATCCCAACCCAAGAGGACATGGAGGCCGCTGCTGTGCTCGGCATTCGCGCCTTTCGGAATGCGCAGCAGGCGACCGACCACGGTCTGGAGAAGGCCGAGATCGTCGCCGGCTGCGCGCCCGAGGGCTACAGCCGCATGGAGGGATGCCACGTCATCACGGCCGAGCAGGTCAAGATCCGCAAGGAGCGGCAAGAGAAGGCGGCGCAGGCCCAGGGGCAGGCAAAGGGGAAGTAAGTGGCGCTCATCGTCGAAGATGGCTCGGGAGTGGCTGGGGCCAACAGCTACATTTCGGTCACCGACGCTCGAGCGTACGCGACGGCGCGGGGGCTGAGACTGCCAACTACTTCGGCCGAAGCCCTTGCGTACGCGGCCCTGATAGGCCTCTCCACGCTCACTCCTGACGAGGCGGTTGAGATCTTGCTGACCATGGGTCTCGACTTCATCGAGGGCTTCCGCAGCCAGTTTCAGGGCAGCAAGACCGCCGAGGCGAACGCGCTCCAGTGGCCGCGCACGGGCGCCTGCCTGGACGGCTTCGAGCTCGACGACGATGAGATCCCAGCGGTGCTTCCCCAGGCCCAGGCCCAACTCGCCTGCGATGCGTACGGGGGCGGGACACCAGTTTCTCTGATGCCATCAGGAACCGACGGGCGCGAGGTCCTGCGCGAGAAGGTCGACGTGATCGAGGTGCAGTATTCGCCGGGGAGCGGCGGCAGTCCCCAGCCCACCTTCACGGCGGCGCGGGCGCTGCTCAGGCCGCTCCTGCGAGGCGCCGGGCTCTTTCTCCAAACGGTGCGGGTGTGAGCGCCTTCTACGACCGCATGGCCGCCACCGCCTCCAGGCTGCTGGGCGACAAGGGCCAGCCCATCACCTTCACCCGCACGCCCAAGATCGTGGACGGCGTGGGCGGCACCGTGACCGACGGGGACCCCACCACGTCGACGGCCAACGCTGTGGTGTTGCCGGCGAGCAAGGGCACGGTCGAGGCATTCGACAACCGGCTCGAGGAGCTGAGCCTCGCCGGCAAGCATCTGCGCTACCTCAAGGTGGCGGCCCCGGGCATGGACTTCGAGCCCGCGTCGCTGGACACGTGCGTCTTTGACGGGGCGACCTGGCAGGTTCTGGGCTGCACGCCGCTCAACCCAGCCGGCACCGCCCTGCTCTACGGGATGGGAGTCGTGAAGCTGTGAGCCTCGCGGTGGACCTCGACAAGTTCGCCGCCAGCGCAATCGCCAAGGTCGAGCGCACGCGGCGGGGCGTGTGCCTGAAGCTGTTCGGTGCCATCATCCGCGACACGCCGGTGCTCACGGGGCGGCTGCGCGGGAACTGGCAGACGTCGCTCGCCTCTCCGCTGCTGGGCGAGCTTCCCCTGCGCCCCGAGGCCGCTGCCGTGGGAGAGATGATGGTCGCGGTGCAGTCCATGCACGGCGACGTGCCGATTTTCTTTCGCAACAACCTGCCGTACGCGGCCCGCATCGAATACGACGGCTGGTCGCATACCAAGGCGCCGGCCGGCATGGTCCGCAAGAACGTCGCGCAGGTCATGCGACTCGTCGCCGAGGCTGTGCGGGAGGGCCGACTGTGAGCGTTGGACAGATCCACCGATCACTGATCGCCGCAGCTTCCGCCGCCATTGCCGGCATTGGGGTCGAGTACGAAAACGCACAGTTCACTCCGACAGCGAATACGAAATGGGCGAAGCTGCACTTTTCTCCCAACGTTCCAACCGTCGAGACTCTCGGGCGGGGCGGTGAAAACCGCGGAGACGGATTCCTGCAGATCGACATCAACTACCCGCGTGGCACCGGCACCGCACAACCCGACTCGGACGCTGACGAGATCGCGGCATCGTTCCCGGCCGGAACTCAGTTCTCGTATGACGGACAGGTAGTCGAGATCACAAAGTGTGGCCCTGGCCCTGGTCGGATGGATGACCAGTGGTACCGCGTGACCACGACGGTTTACTGGACGGCACTCATTCCACGATAGGAGACACCATGGCATCTGGAGCATTGCACGGACTTTCCTTCATCGCCGAGGCCACGCGCGGGAGCACGCCGGCAACGCCGACCATGACGCCGATCCGGCACACCTCGTGCTCGCTGCTGCAGACCATCGACTTCTCGCAGTCGGCCGAGTTGCGCAGCGACCGCCAGATCACCGACACGGTCGACGGGCCCTACAAGGTCGCTGGCGACATCGGCTTCGAGCTGAGCTACGGCAGCTTCGACAGCATCTTGGAAGCGGTCCTGCAGGGCACGTGGAACACCAACGTCCTGAAGGCCGGCGTCACCCGGCGCTACCACACGATCGAGGAGTACTATGCCGACCTGGACGTGGGCTCGAAGCCGTACCACCGATTCCGTGGCTGCGAGTTCGACAAGATGTCCATGTCCATCAAGGCGGGCAACGAGCCGAAGCTCAATGGGACGTTCTCCGTCGTCGGCAAGGACCTGGCCCTGGACACCGTCATCATCACCGGCGAGACCTACTCGGCCGCGTCGACCACCACCCCCTTCTCGTCGTTCGTCGGCGTACTCGAAGAGGGCGGAGCTGGAACCACCATCGTCACTGAGCTGTCCATTGCCCTCGACAACGGGATCGCCGGAAACATGGACAAGGCCTACGTGGTCGGCTCGCGCGCCAGCACCACGCCGGACACGGGCCGTTCGAACATCACGGGCAACCTGACCACGCAGTTCAAGACCGTGGCGCTGCTCGAAAAGTTCCTGGCCTGCACCGAGTCGTCGCTGGAGATCACCTTGACCGACCTCGCCGGCAATGACCTGACGATCTTGCTCCCGCGGATCAAGTACACCGGCCTGAGCAAGGACGTCAGCAACGAGGGAAGCATCCTCGCCAGCTTCACCTACCAGGCCCTCTACCACGACACCGACGCCAGCAACATCGTCATCACCCGCGCCCCCGCGTAGGAGGTCACCAACGTGGCAAAGAAGTCGGATTTCTTCACCCGGGCCCGCGCCAACGATGGCGTCGTGGTCAAGCTCTATCTCCCCAACGGCGACGAGTCGGGGGAGTGGCTGCGCATCCTCGGCACCGAGTCGGACGCGTTCCGCGAGGCCGAGGTGCGCGAGCGCCAAGAGCTGATGCGCATCGGGGAGATCACCGACGAGGCCGAGCGCAAGGCGGCGGCCAACGCGAACGCCAAGGAATGGAACGTGAGGCTGCTCGCCTCGCTCGTCGGCGCCTGGAGCTTTGACGAGCCGTGCACGCAGGCGGCCGTGCTCGAGCTGTTCAAGGAAGCCCCGCAGATCTTCGACAAGGTGGAAAGGGTGGCGAACGACCGCGCCCGTTTTTTCGGTCCAAGGTCGACCAGTTCGCCGCCTTCGCCGAGTACGAGTTCCGACAGTCCCGACCAGCCAAAGGAACAAGCACCAGCATCCGAGACCACCTAGCCCAGGCAGAGCGCACGAAGAGAAAACTGGGATGGAAAACAGAGCCACAAGCAGAGCCGCCGCGATGCCCGGACGAGCTTTCCCACGTGTGGCGCTGGTTCCGGTCGTTACGTACACCGGCGCGCATCGACAGTACGCCGAGCGGCCCGGTGGTCACCATCCAGCCTCTGGTCTACTCGGAGGTCAAAGCGTGGGCCGACCTGATGCGGACGCAGCCGGCGCCGTGGGAGGTCGAGCTTCTGATGCTGGCCGATCGCATCTTCCAGAAGGTGATGCATGAGTGACGTTGCCAACCTGCAAATCAAGGTCGACTCCTCGGGCGTAGCCGAGGCCGAGCGCCGGCTGCGCGGGCTGAGCGGAGCTGGCCACCTGACCGTCAAGGCAACGGACGGCCTATCCGCTTCTTTCCGCGGGATGCTGGGACCGCTCGTCGGAGTGGGAGCCGCCGCTGCCGGGCTGACCAAACTCGTCTCTGTCACCCGCGAATTCGAGAAGCTCAACGCCGGGCTCATCACCGCCACGGGCAGCGCAACGTCTGCCAAGATCGCCTTTGAAGCGCTCGAAGGCTTCGCCGCCACGACGCCCTACTCGCTCCAGCAGTCGGTCCAGGCCTTCACGAAGCTGGTCAATCTCGGTCTGAACCCGTCGGAGAAGGCCATGCGCAGCTACGGCAACACCGCCGCCAGCATGGGCAAGGATCTCAATCAGATGATCGAAGCCGTGGCCGACGCGGCGACGGGCGAGTTCGAGCGCCTGAAGGAGTTCGGCATCAAGTCCAAGACCGAGGGGGATAAGGTCACCTTCACCTTCCGGGGGGTGAAGACGACGGTCCAGAAGGAAGCAGGCGCGATCGAGGGGTACTTGCGCAAGCTCGGCGATACCTACTTCGCCGGTGCCATGGAAGAGCGCATGAAGACGCTCGACGGAGCGATCTCGAACCTGGCCGACACGTGGGACAAGATGTACCGCGAGATCTCGAAGGGCGACGTCGGCAAGTTCATGAAGGACGCTGTCACCACGGCGACCGAGGCTCTGGAAGGTCTGATTGGGTTCCTCAAGAGCGGCGCGATCGGGAACGCGATCGGCGAGATGGGGCGCGGCTTCACCAAGATGGCAGCCGACGCCGACTTGGCCTGGTCGTCGGTCAAGTACGTGCTCCACATGGGCGACGAGAGCCCCTCGCAGGCGTACGCGCGCACGCGGGACACGCTTGCCTCGATGGAGATGGACGACGCCAGGGCGAAGCGCCGGGATGCGCTTGTCGCGGCGTACGCGGCCGAAAGCGAGGCGTTCGCGGCGTCAGGATCGCAGGCCTACGAGCAGACGGGGGGCATCACGGGCGCCTACGCGGCTTTTGCCCCGAAGGCGCGAGCGGCTGCCATCGCCGCCAAGGCAAAGAAGGGCAAGGGCTACGAGGTCCCCGGCGAGCGCGGGAGAGACACGGACTTCGCCGCACAGGCGAAAGAGCGCGAACGCGAGCTCGACGCCCTCGCCGACAAGGCTGCGCGGCTATCCAAGCTCGAAGCGGACAGAGCCGAGGCCGAGGCCGAGGCATCGAAGCGCCGCAAGGACACCGCCAAGTCAGCGCTTGACCAGGTGCTCGAAGGCTACATGACCGAGGAAGAGCTGCTCCAGAAGTCCCTCGGCCGCAAGCGCAAGATGATCGACGAGGCCTTCAAGGAGGGTCTGATCGCCGAGCGAGACCACGCGGCCCTGATGACGAAGGTCACCGTCGAGGAAGAGCAAAGGCGCCAGGCCATGACCTACCAGCATCAGGCCAACATGATGGCCTCGACGCAAGCGCTGTTCGGCAACCTGGCGAGCGCGGCTAGGAACTGGGGCGGCGAGCAGAGCGATGCCTATCGCACCATGTTTGCCATGCAGAAGGCGTTCGCCGTCGCATCTGCCACTGTATCGGTGGGCAAGAGCATCGCCGATGCATTCGCGGCCGGTGGAGGGTGGGCAAGCGCAGCACTGGCGATGCAGGCGGCCGCCCAGGGGGCAAGCGTGCTCTCCATGATCTCGTCGACCAACTACAGCGGCGCCTACGACAAGGGCGGTTACATCTCGGGGGGGTCGTTCGGAGATGTCGGCGAGCGCGACTGGGAGCTGGTCCGAGGCGCCAAGGTGAAGGGGCCGGCCGAGGTGATTGGGCGCGAGGAAACCGCCAGGATGCTCGGGGGGCAGGGCATCACGATCGTCAACGCTCCCACTATGTCGGGCGCGGCGCAGTTCGCTAGGTCGTCGGCCAACCGGCGGATCGTTCTGAACATGATCGGTGAAGAGGCGCTCACCATCCGCCGGGCACTGGGGGTCTGATGACGCTCACATGGCCCTTCATGCCCGCGCCCGAGCCCACCGAGGCGCTCGAATGGCTGACCGACATCATCCAATGTCGGGACACCGAGCAGCGCCTGGCAATGCGGCCCATCCCGCGGCGCGAGTTCGCCCATGACTACTCGCTCGAAACGGTGGACTTTGGCCGAGCCCGCGAGATCGCCAAGTCCATCGGCGGCGATGAGTTCTACCTGCCGATCTGGACCGAGTTCGCCGAGGTGGGGGCTCTGAGCGCTGGCACCGTCACGCTGCCCATCGATGCCACCCTGGCGAGCTACGAGGAGGGGGGCAAGCTCCTGCTGTGGGACGCGGACGACGACTTCGAGGTTTGCACGATCCAGACGATCGGCGCCGGCACCATCACGATCGTCGCGACCACCAAGGCATTCAGCAACGCGGCGGCGACACCCATCATGCTGGCCCGGTTCGAGCAGGCGTTCGACGTCAACCGCTCGGCCGGCGACCACGACACGGCAAGCGCGCGCTTCCAGATCGTGGCGGACATCGACCTCAGCGGCGAGACGGGCCTGACCTACGTCGACTATCGATCCATGCCCTTCATCACCACCCAGACGTCGATGATGGGCAAGTCCCTGGGCGAGCAATTCGAGCGCGAGACCGAGACGCTCGACACCAGCACGGGGGTTCTCTTCCGCACGCCCATCTGTGAATGGTCGGTGCAGCGTTCGCGCGTCGGCTGGCGCGTCCTCAGCAAGGCGGACCTGTGGGATCTGAGGGTGTGGCTGCACCAGATGCGCGGCCGGCAGAAAGCCTTCTGGCTGTCGAGTTGGAACAAGGACATCGAGGTCAACGCGACGATCGGAGCAGCGGACCTGACCGTCTCGATCAACGACATCGACTTCGCCGCCCATTACTCGATGCCCTGCGACTTCGTGGTGCGCACGTCGGCCGGCGCGCTGTTCGGCTTCCAGGTCACGGACTGCGATGATGGGGCCCCCGGCACGGAGGTCCTGACCATCGCGGCGGCCATCGGCACGACGGTGACGGTTGCCGAGATCGAGGCGACGAGCAAGCTCGTGCTGTCGCGCTTCGACGCTGACCGCATCGAGATCCAGCATGGTCTCGCGGGCGCGGCCGCGGTCTCTGTCCCGACGGTGGAGTGCCCGGCATGAGCTACTCCAGCAAAGAGCTGTCGGTACAGGACTCGATCCCGGTGTGGCTCGTGCGCTTCGTCCAGGGCTCGACCACCTACCAGTACAACACCTGCACCGAGACCCTCACCCGCCTGTCATCGTCGTGGTTCGCGGCGGCTCTCATCCTCGGCGACATCGAGGTTACGGGAGAAATCCCGAAGAGCACCCTGTCCATCAAGCTCCCCTACAACAACCCGCTGGCGTCGACGTTCGTCGGCTATTCGCCCGACGTGGTCACCACCGTGACGGTCTGGCGCACGCACTACGATGACACGGACGTGCTCGTGTGCTGGAAGGGACGCGTTCTCAGCTCGGTTGTCGACGGGCGCGTGGTCACGCTCAACTGCGAGCCGGTATTTACCTCGCTCAAGCGCAAGGGGCTGCGCCGGGTGTACCAGCGTCGCTGCCCATTTGCCTTCTTTGAGCGCGGCTGCAACGTTGCACCCGCTACCTACAAGCACACCCTGACGGTGACGGCCGTCGCTGGCGCAGTCGTCACGGCAACGGGGGCGGGCAGCTACGTCCTCAAGGGCGGGACCCTGCAGGCTCCCGACGGGACGATCCGGATGATCATCAAGCAGGTGGCCGACGTCCTGACGCTCATGCGCCCGATCCAGTCGCTGGCGGTGGAGATGGCCGAGCACCCGGGCGGGTTCTCGGTCGACACGTTCGAGGGGTGCAACCACGACCGCGTGGCATGCGCCGCGAAGTCGAACCTTGGCAACTACGGCGGCTTCGAGGGAATCCCGGACAGCAACCCGATGGCGAACCCGATCAACATGAGGGGCTCATGAACTGGGTCCTTCTCGCCCTCGTCCTCGCCGTCACGGTCTACACCTACGCGACCATGCCGAAGCTCGGCGGGAGCGCGCAGGAGTGGGGCGATTGCCCGACGGCAGAGGAGGGACTCCCGATCCCCGTCGTCTTCGGCACGGTCATGATCTCGCGGCCCAATATCACGTGGTTTTCGGACCAGTCGGCCGAGGCGGAGACCCAGCTCGACCCGCCGTCGATCCACTACAGCGCGGCCGTGCAGTTCTCTCTGTGCCACGGCTGCATCGACAAGCTCGTCAGCGTGTCGGTCGGAGGCAACGAGATCTGGCGAGGGCCGCACGACGACAACGCGGGCGTGTTCGACCCGGACGCGAAGACCTACCTGAGCGCGAAGTGGGACTCGCCGAGCGACGGCGACGGGGTGCTTGGGCAGTTCGTGCTCGAGCGCGGCTACCTGCGCACGGTGACCGACGACGGCACGCCGGCCGACAAGGCGGACTCGGACTACTTCCTTGGGAAGCTCGGCGGCACGAAGGTCTGGAAGAGCCACGGGGTTGCCACCCTCAAGCCATGGTGCTCGTGGTACCTCGGCAACGCTCCCGCGCTCAAGCCGTGGGCCTTCCGCGTGCAGCGCATCTTCCGCGCTGACGGCGGGCAGTCTGAGCAGTGGTACCCTGAGAAAGCGGCGATCGTCATCGGGCGGAACCTCGAAGATACCTGGAAGTGGAAGCTGCAGGCCGCGGGTGACTCGACCGACTACAAGAGCCCGACCTACGACGACTCGGGCTGGTCCGAGGGCCCGGGCGGGTTCGGCAACGAGCAGGTCGGGGCGCCGGGGCAGGGCCGCGACCCGAAGTGGGCGTCTCGCGTGCCCAAGGTCGGCACGTGCGTCGCCGACTCGACCAACGCGTGGACGTGGTCCGGGCAGACCCCGCCGCACGTCACTGCGAGCACGAAGCTCTGGCTCCGCCGCGACCTCGGCCCGCTCCCAAACGTGAGCTTATACGTCCGCGCGTACCACGACGATAGCGCGGTCCTGTACTTCAACGGCACGGCCGTCACACTGACGCCGTTCACGGTGCCGAAGGACGGGCAGGCCTATCACTTCAACTCGTTCGGCACGATCCCGGCGAGCCTCGTCGACCCCGACGGCCCGAACGTCGTCGCTTTCAAGGTGACCGACAGCGCGTTCTCCGGCCTGCAAAACCCGACCTACATCTACGCGGGCCTGTCCGTCGGCATCGACCCCACGAGCTACGCGGCCACGTGGGACATGAACCCGGCACACATCATCCGCGAGGTGCTGACCGACACGGTCTGGGGCCTGGGCTACGCTGCCGGCGACGTCGACGACACAGCCTTCACCGCGGCGGCCGACACGCTCTACGACGAGGGGCTCGGGCTCTCTGTCCTGTGGGACTCGCAGTCTACCTATGAGGAGTTCCTCCAGTCGGTGCTCCGCCACATCGACGGGGTCTTGTACGTCGACCGCACCACGGGCAAGTGGGTGCTCAAGCTCCTGCGCGAGGACTACTCGGTTCCAGGGCTGCTCACGCTGGACTACGACAACGTGGGGAGCGTCCAAAGCGCCGTCAGGAAGAGCACGGCCGAGCTGGTCAACGCGGTGACGGTGAACTACCGCCGCGCCCCCCTGGGCAACACGGGCAGCATGACGGTGCACGACTACGGTCTCATGCAGGAACAGGGCGGCTACGTCGGTGAGAAGCTTGACTTCCCGTACCTGACCAACGCGCACGCGGCGAACCTCGTCGCCCAGCGATGCCTCAAGGCGATGTCGACGCCGCTGCTCTCGTGCACGCTCGTGAACTGCAACCGCGAAGCGGCCGATCTGAACGTGGGCGACGCTTTCGTGCTCGACTGGCCGGAGCTCGAAATCAACCAGCAGGTCATGCGGGTGACGTCGATCAAGCTCGGGGGTGGGACGTCCAGCGCCGTGACCGTCGAGTGCGTGGAAGACGTGTTCTTCACCCCCACGGAGCCGCTCGTGGTGCCTGCCGGCATCGCCTGGCCGCCCCAGGTGCTCGGCCCGCTGCCTGGCACGACCGAGCAGACGACCTACAAGACGGTGCGGAAGTACGACCCGAACGACCGCGGGACAGTCGCGTGTTGCTTCCTCGGCGCCCACGCGGCGGGGGGCAACACCCCAATGTTCGGCATGGGCCTGTTCACCGAGTTGCCGGCCGGCGTGATGACGTCCAACGACGAGCTGGCGATCCCAGCGGCGTGGTTCGACGGGGCTTCTCCGTCGGTGGGAGATACTGTCATGGCGTGGTGGCATGTTGGGAACCTCAGCGGCAACGCGGAGACGGCGGCCGAGGCGGCGAGGCAGGGCCTCTACCGCATCGACAGCCTCGGCAGCACGGGAAACCCTGCGAAGTTCACGCGCCTGGAAAACTACGACGCCAACACGGACTTTGTCCCAGGGATGACGTTCAAGGTGCTGGCCGGCGACGCCTACGCCAACGCCTACCTGACTCTCGGATGCGCGGTCGAGACGCTGGGGACTTCTCCCATGGTCTGGACCGCGAGTGCCGGCGAGACGTTCGACGACGGCGCGGAGCTGCTCACCGAGGCCGAGATTGCTCAATCCTACGTCAGCGGGGAAGTCCTGGACATCTCCGTGACGGTGGCCAGCGGGACGGCTGTCTTCGACATTGCCTTCCTGTCGCGCGTGCTCGAGGTCGCGTCCTTTCCCGCCGGTCCGTGGACGTTCTCGGCCGAGGCCGTGTGGCTTACGGCCGACGACCCGGCGGCGACCATTACCCTCGGCTGGACGATACACAAGAGCAACGGTGTTGTCGGCTCTACTTTGTTCGAGGCTCTGACGTCGGCGATTCACAACACGACCCCAGAACCCAAGACCGTGGTCTACGATGCTCCGGAGTTCGTAGTGAGTGAAGACGAATATATCGTACTGCTCTTGTCGCTCCACACCACCTCTGCCTCGCCCGTGACGCTGAACCTGCGCTACAACAGCCCTGACCGGCGCACGGGAGTGACGATCCCGTTCGAGGCCTACAAGAAGGACATCACCCGTCGAATCAAAGCGGCCTCGTCGAACGACCCGACCTTCGCCAACGGTGTGATCGTCGTGAAGGATCTCACCAAGCCGGTCAGCGTGACGATCCCCGCCGGCTCGACCGTGGTCGGCATCCAGTCCCCAGCGCCTACCGACGGACTTCTGATGCCTCTGACCATCTACGGCGCCACGAACGAAGACCCCATTACGATTGCCCACAACAGCGACTACGCGCCCGACACGGCGAAGACGATCTGGCTGTCGAGCGAGGCGGGCATGGGGGCGACGTTCGAGGACCTGATCTTCTTCGCCACGCGAGCCCGGCTGTTGCTGAGCTACAACGCGGCCGAAGGCAACTGGCAGTTGATGCCGGGAGGAGCGATCGCATGAGAAGCAACAGCAGGGCATGGTGGTACTCCCCGGTGGCGCTCGGCGCCTACGTCGTGCTGCTCGTGGCGGCGATCTATGCCCCCGGGCTGTGGGCCTTGTGCGGGTACGCAGAGCTCGACTGCACGGCTACGAGCCGCAAGCTCCGGGTGAGCCAGAGCCCAGACCACTACGTGAACCTTCAGGGGTCGAACTGCACGGTACCCGGGAGCGGCACGGGCACTTGCAGCTTGACGGGCGTCGGGACGGGCAACGTCGCCGGCACGGGAACGGCGAACTACGTTCCCAAGTGGACCGCAGCCAGCACGTTGGGGAACTCGGTGCTCTATGAGACGTCGAGCAGGGTAGGCCTCGGCATCACCAATCCCGTCGGGCAGCTCGCGATCAAGAACCAGATCGACGGCACGTCGCCGCAGACCTACGCGGCCACGCACGGCGTAGACGGGCAGGCAGTCCTTGGGAACGCCTACTACAACTCGGCCCTCGGCAGCGAGCCTCGCCTGTATCGCAGGTTCCTTGACTTCGCCTCCGTCGGCTCTCCCGACGGGACGTACGGGGACAGCGTGATCAGGTTCCTCTGCAATGGGGTCGCGCTCGATACTCCGGCGATTGAATGCATGCGGATAGACCCGGGCGGTTCGCTCGCGACGGGCGTCAACCCAACAGTCGGCGTGAAGGGCACCGGCAGCACGTCGGCACCGAGCTTCGTCGCCACCAACAGCGCAGGCGTGGTGGCATCCATGTTTGTAGGGTCTCCTGGGTCGTGGGTGTCGGACACTGCCGGCTTCTACTTTGACACCGGGCGCTTCTCGATCATGAACAGCGGAGGTACTTTCATCCACGCAGTGGCTACGAGCAGCAGTGTCGGCATCAACACGACCGCGCCGCGCACGACGCTGGAGGTGTACGGCGGGGTGAACGCGGGCACCGGCACCAACACGACCACCGACGTGTTCAGCTTCCGGGCCGGCGACGTGTACGTCAAGGGCATGACGTTGGAGGGGT